TTCCTTTGAGTGACTTACTGATATCAGTCTTATTTAATCCACCCAAAGCAGTAGCAAAAGTCTTAGACTTCTCTGCTGCCTCTTCAAAGTCCAATGACATCAATGAGTCTTTAATCCCTCCTAGTCCATTGCTTACCTGTTCAAACTTAGAACCTGATGCAAATACAGCAACTGCATCATTAGCATCCTTAATCTTATCACTAAGTACACCTGCCTGTTGAGCAAGTGCAGCCATTTGTGCAGGATCAGTAGCACTGGCTATAGATCCTTTTAATTCTCTTAACTCAGCTTTCATCTGAGCTATGCCTTGTATCTTAAGTGGTATTACTACTTCATTCATATACTCTGATTTCTAGTGTGTTGTTAAGTAAGTGTGTATCGTGAAAAGCTGCAGTAGGGCTATGTAAGTCGGTAGTATTTATCTCAATAGTATCATTATCTCTTCTCTTTGCCATTACTGCACTATTAGGTAATACATTGCTTAGCATTACATAAGTCTTATTTAAAGTAAAAGCTCCTGCTAATGTACCAAAATATATACCTACTGATGACCTAGTCCAAATTATAGGTCCTATTGTATTCTCCATCTCTATGAATGTAGGTGCATTAGTAGTTGACTGACTAATCAAAACTATGTATTTAGTGTAGGTAGGTAGTATATCACTGACAGCTCTACCATTGAGGCTGCTAGTCACTATAAGATTAGTAGTAGCTATGCCATCATTCTCTAGTTTTAGACCATTCCCTACTATTAAAGCATTAAGTCTATCTCCTATCACATTACCTGAGCCTAATATAATAGAGTTATGATTGTCAGTAGTTACATTGGTCTTAGTATTATACCCTTGCATTATACTTACAATCTGCTCACCATTACCTGGTCCTTTATTTCTTGCCATCTCTATCCAAAGTTAGGTAAATCTATTTCAGTCTCTAAGCTAATTAATTCTACTTTAGTAGGCACTAAGTCATTAGCATTGTAATCTATAATCTTATTAATACTCCACCATGAATTGTCAATCCTTATCTTATCATTCAGCTCCATTAGTTGGATGTCTACCTCATTGAGTAGAAAGTATGCAGTCAATAGCTTACCGCCATTTATTTGTGCTACTGTTCTCCTCCAATAACTATTGTAAAGATTGTTATTAGTGTTCTGATTTACTTGATAGTAATAGTATTGTGCAGGGGCAAAGTTAATATCTGAGAGAGGATTAAATGGATCTCCTCTAAAATGTGAGAGGTATGGATAAGCTCCACCTGTAGATGTTTGTGTATCATACCCTGAATTAATTATAACCTCTTGAGCAACCTTCTGCCTATTATCATATAAGATTCTGATGTTAGTCTTAGGTGCTGCACCATTTAGTAATGGTAAGAATGCACCGAATATTGTAGGCTGTACCGGTGTAGGTGAGAAGATAAGCTCTTTGACATCTATGCCTTTCACATACTCATTATCAAAGGTTACCTCCACTTGTCCATATATCTCATTAGTAACACCTGTATAGACTGTATTAGGTGAGTCAGTATCTGCCTTATAGGTTAGTCTTAGCTTCTTATTATTAAGCTCAGGGATAAAAATCATAGATTGCTCTTTGTCTTTCATCAGCTTATTAGTCCAATCTACAGCCTTACCTGAATCATAATACTCATCTCTACTGATTAGGATTAGATTGTTCTGATTATCAGGATCAGCAGTAGCATAAATATTATACATCATAAAGATGCTCTTGATGAAATCTGATTGCTTAATCTTCTCAGGGATAAAGGTATTCATGGTAGTGATACCACTGTTCAATGGGATGTTATCTGATGGGCGGATGGTGAGGTTGATGGAGGTTAGGTCTAGGATTATGCTAGGAGCTGAGCCACTAAAATTACCTGCTGAATTTTGCCAATAAGCTAAACCTCCTCCTGCATTTGGATTACTACTACCAAAATTTATAGTACCATTTGCGTTAAGTGTTTTAATATCTACACCTGCTTGTACTATCTGTATTTCAGATATATCTATTCCTACTATACCATCAGTAGTAGCATTGAAAGTAAATACTTCAGTAAAAGTATAAGTACTGCTAAGACTATTAGCAGGGAATGGGCTACCTGATGGATAATTAACAATTAAACCACTAGAAGATTGACAAATGGTATTTAGATGAGTGCCTACTTTTACTGCAAAAAATGGCACATAAGCTCTTTTATTACCAAAGCCTGTGACATATAAATTTGATGCACTTACATTCTCTATCTGTACAGTACCTGTTATAGTTGCAGTATAAACATAAGATTCACCTGAGCCTGCACCTATCCATTGAGGAGTAGTGTATTCTCCTGTGCTAGTATTAAATAAATTACTAGGATCTGATATCTCAGTCCATCCTGTATTGATATTTGTTTTAAAAAATTCTTGAAATTGACTTGCAAATGTTTTAGTAAAATTAAACACTCCATCTGCCACTACCTTAGCATCAGTCCAATCCACTATATTCTGATCACCATTGTATGGAATCAGTAGCTTATCAAAGTTCGCAGCTGCTAATCCATCCCAAGTATAACTATATCCTGCTGTAGCAAAGATTCTATCAAAGTAATTTTTAGCATAGATAGCAGGCTTAAACCAATTTAGCTGATATTGATTGTCTATGTTAAATGGCATCACATACTTATATCCCTCTGTTACTCCATAGTCAAAAGTACTAATCACTACATCAGCATCTACAAAGTGATCTAAGTCTGAGAAATCTATATTATTGAGATACTTATTAGAGATGTCAGTAAAGAATGTACCTCTATCCTCCTTAATCAGTACCTCATACTCCACCATCTGCTCATAGGCTGATGTGAGCTGTGACTTCTTAATGTTAATGAGCTGAAGAGTTGCGTTAGTCATAACAGGGATACCATCCTGAATAACATCACAGCTAGTGAGCTGATTAATATTAAAAGTGCCAGCTTGAATGTTTACATCATAGTAGTGATTCAGTAGGTTATTGTTATTGTTATTGCCTACTAAAGTAATGGTCTTACTAAAGTTGCCTGTTCTCTTAGATATATCTCTAATATCCCCTATGCTAAAGTTAAGAGGGAATGATGTACCCTCTTTGACATCTAGGTAGCCTGTGCTAAGTTGTATCCTAACCATTGATAGGAGTATTAAGTGCTAGCTTAATAGTTACTGAGTGCTTAATTAGATTCTTATTTCGCTGTCTAAAGTTCTCAAAAGATGTAGCATCTATAGTGCAAGCTCTTGATTCTATACCATTATTGTAGAACACTTGAGGGGATGTTAGTAGCTCTTGGAATCTATCAGCATCGTATTGGTCCATCCAATTAGTATTTAATTCTAAGGTATTAGATACATTAGTATTCAAAGTTCTGTTGCCTATAGCAGTTGAGCTATACAACCATTCACCATCTACCACCTGACCATCTACATGCTGATTATACATCTCTCTACTTATCTGCCCTTTCTCATAGGTCTTTAGTTGGAATGCAAAGGATTGCCATGATCCCATTCTATCTAAGTAGTACAGATAATCTTCATTGATAACACATCTATTGTCATATTTAAAGTAGTACCGAATTTCTGAAGAACCACCCTTTATAGATACATAAAAGTTCTGAGTAATAGGAGCTTCAGATGGTACATCTGTAGTCACAAAGAAATTATATAATCCATCAGTAGTACCTGGTGCTACAGTAGATGATGTTAATTGATTATCATCCCAATCAAAATAAGTCACATCATAAGTATCTACACTATATGTTCTAACCATTAAAAAATATAATTGACCTGTGGCAATAGATGCTGCACTATCTTGAGTATTGCCAACCAATGATGTCAAAGCATTACTAGGAGTAAGTGTAGTATTGTACTCTGTAGATGGAAATAATCCCTGAGCATAGATACCTAAGCTGTAAGCTCCATTGAATACCTCTAGCGCTGATAGAGTTACATCCTCTATAAGTATTGTCTTTCTTAAATCTGCATAGGTAACAGTGCCATTGATAGTGTCATCATTAACAGTATCCCATCTAGCATTGATAACAAATAGGTTAGCACTAGCAAAGATAACAGTATGCAATCCCTCTACTGTAGGATTAGCAGCTATACCTCCATATGCCTGAGTAATACTAATCTGATCACCTAGCACAAAACCATGAGCATTGTAATGTATTACTATATCTCCTCCTGTACTTTGTGTAAGTGAATTAGTATATACAATATTAGCAGTATATTCATAGCCAAATCGGATATCATATTGATACCATGATTCATTTACAATACCTAATCCAAACTTCCATGTCACCAATGACTGCATCAGCTTACTTATATCCTGCTCACCATACCCTGTACCGAATACAGGTAGAGTCTTATACTGAGCTATCGGAGTAGCATTAGTTACAGGATAGACAGTAAAGATATATCTGAAGCCAGGCTCATTCTTATAAGCATTATCTATGATATACTTAATAGGATTGTAAGCAGGCATCATTACAGATGGCTGTGCTATGATTGTAGTAGCAGGCATCTATTCTCCTTTAAGTGCTTTCAACTCAGCATACAAAGCTAAGAGCTGTGATTCTTTTTGAGCAATTAGTTCTTCTGTTGTTCTTTCAATAACATCTACAAGCTCTTCAATGTATAGCCCTTGTTCGTTGTAATATCCTATTTGTACTTTCATTTTTATGTATTTAAATTGTATGTATTCTTACTGCTCGGACTGATAAGTTACTGCTCTTAACAGATGTAAATTGAGAACCATCACCTGTAAAAAAAGCATTTACACTATTAGCTGCTGCTTCTGTAGAACTCCAATATATAGAATTAAGAAACCCATTTGTTGAGCCTAAAACTCTATTGACAATGGCTGCTGAATTATAACACATATTTAACTCCCAAATTGCAGGTAAATACCAATCTGAAAAACCACCATCTGCAAAAAGTCTTGCTCTACCTGCAGCATAAGCTGTAGTCGCAGGGAGAAGTGTTTGTGCTATAATTGCATTAGTATTTGTAAGACCATCTGAATAACTTCGAGCTGTAGCACCTATTGCAATAGTTTGAAATGCTGTTATTGTCCAAGGTAAACTTGGAGTTAAATTAGTTAAACTTGCAATAAGAGCTTTATTAACTCCGCCATCATTAAATACTGCAACAACTATTCCCCCACCAATCAAAGCTCCTATCTCTGTACCACCACCACCACCACCTGAAGAATTAATAGTCTGATTAGGGAAAGTCCCTGTAATAGTTACATTAGTTCCTGCTACCAAACTTGGAGTTGCAGTTCCTGTACCTCCATTCGCTACTGCTACAATACCTGTAACGTTGTCTGCTGTACCTGTTGTATTCTGATTAAGAGTAGGTACATCTCCTGCAGTTATATTAGCTCCTACTGTTACTCTACCCTTAGCATCTGTAGTTACCTTTGTATAAGTTCCTGCTACACCTATTGATGCTAATGTAGCTGTGCCTAAAACATTCGCAGAGCCATCAAATGGAGGGGATGTATATAGTACATCACCATTAGTGGATATTGTTCTAGCTGTTGCTAATGTAGCAGTAGATCCTGCTGTACCTGTAGTATTTTGATTGAGTATAGGGAAATCAGCAGCTACAGCTATACTTGGTACACCTGTGCCTGTTGTGTTCTTTAATATACCTGTATTAAGATTAGATAATATAGTGTTATTGATACCTTTAACAGTCAAAGCAAAATTACCCTCAGCATCACCTGTATGAGTTGCATTACTTACTAAGCCACTATATTGGCTATTCGTAGCATTGTCACCTGTATTAGTACCTGATAGATTCGCCACAGCTCCATTAGCTAGCATTGCATTAGAGATAGCTCCATTAGCAATAGCTGTTGCATTGCCTATACTTGTGACAGGTCCTGTAAGATTAGCATTAGTTGTAACCGTTGCAGCATTGCCTGTAGTACTTTGATTCAAAGTAGGGACATCGGTTGCTACCATAGCTCTGAATGTTGGTACTCCTGCCGTACCATTAGGTGCTGCAAGAATATGATTAGCAGTCTTTGAGGCATAAGGATTCTGAGTATCTCCATAACCTGAAGCTAAGCTAATAACAGGAGTACTAGTTCCTGTAGCTACTACAGGTGCTGTTGCTGTGAGTGATGCTACACCTGGAGTCACTACTAAGTTACCACTGCCTAGAACAGAGCTACCATTAATGGTCTTGATGTTTGTACCACTAACTAAAGTATCCTGCTTTGAAGCTAAGATGTTAGCACCTGTCACTGACTTTGTCACATAGCCACCTGCACCATTACTCTCACTAATTTCTACTAAGTCAGTAGCTGCTATAGGTGTACCCTTTGCTGTTAATTGACTAATCTTTTTATCTGCCATAATTTATTGTATTACTCTGTTATCTAAGTCCTCTGTTACTCTTTGGTCACTAATCTCAGTTACCCTGTTGTCAGTTGCTGGAGGACCTCCTCCTGCAACCAATAGCCATGCCTCTATCCAATTAGCATTGATTGTAACTGTACCTCCTAACTCTAAGACTATATTCATAAGATGATCATCTGATGTACCAGGATCTCCACCTACTACAGATAGTATCTCTCCTATTAAATCTTTAGAGTTAGCTATATCTATACCATAATGATTAGCTATAGCAAATATGTAAGATTCATTCAATGGGGGATAAGTCCCTACTGAATATGCTGTAGCAATGTCTCTAAGTATATCATTACTCATAACTATATTACATTAAGATAGCTTTTTGTTTAGAACGCATAGTAAGAGTCATCGGTATAATACTCTTGCCTGATGTAAGTGGTAGCATATCGGACAGCATCCATAGCATCATCGTACAGCTTCACTGGTTCATCCATAATCTGATCACCAATTTTCTTCCACTTATAGTTTTCATACTCCTTCATTATCTGCTTATCCTCCTGACAAAATACTCCGAAGGTCTTAATGTTATCTATGCCTTTCTTAACTACCTTGTTAGCATTATGCACATCATAGCCTGCAGTATTCATCTCGGCAATTATCTCAGGTCTTGAGTAGTCTGCCATTATCTCTATATTCTTATCTACATTCAATGCATCCATCTTCTCTATCAGCTGAGTAGTGGTAAGGTAGCTCTCATAGATTACCTTCTCAATGAAGATATCATTGTCACAGTAATAAACTCTGACTAGAGCTGTAGGGTGGTTATATCCAAAGTCTAAGCCATAGACATACTTAACGAACTTAGTTGGTCTATGAGCAATAAATGTCCAATTAGAATAGATGTTACTCTTAGAGATAGCTTTCTCACCTAGAGCATATATCTGATACATTGCCTCATCAGTTCTCTTCAAGTCCTCTATCTGCTTCTTAATGCTATCCGGTAGGAATGGATTATCTCTGTAGGTAGACTTAATCAGTATGCTTTCCTCAGTTGGTAGGTCATAGAGCCAGGAGGATGACTCAGAGGGATTATAGTCAAAGATTAGCTTGTCTTCTGTTCTCATGTTCAGCTGAGTAAAGTCATCATAGAATAACTCATTAGCCTCATTACACCATGCCACATCTCTCTTTCTACCTCTTATCTTCTGCTCATCATCTACACTAAAGAACTCTACTATAGATCCATTAGGGAATGAGTAGATATGCTCTGACTTGTTATGATTACTTATCTCATAGATGTCCATGCTCTTCATGATCTCTAGAAAGTCCCTCATGACTGTAGCTCTCAGTGCAGGGAATGTCTTACGAATTATTGATACTACCTTATTCTTATTCTGATAGCAGTAGACTATTAGCATCTGACAAAGGCTGTAGGTCTTAGATGACCTTGAGCCACCCTCATTTATAATGAATCTTAGTGCAGGATCAGTGAGAGCTGCATAGTTCTTTTGGAATATAACGGTACTATCTATCTCCATTGGCATAAGCATAAGCATAGGCTAGCATCTCCATCTGCCTACTATCACTGATAATTGCTATCCTGTTAATCTTTATAGCTACCCCTTTCTTAGAATAGATGTAAGCCTCAACAGCTTGACACATCATTTCAATCCTTTGCACTAGTGATGATGTTCACTTTGATTTCAGAGATGTCCTTACCATTGGTAGTGATGTCTGATTTCTCAGTTAGATTGTTTAGTCGCTGAGTGATGGATGGATTGTATTGACCAACCATGCCACCATTAATTTGGTCTTGGCGGATCTCTTTTCTTATATGCGTACAGACGACCTTATATTCTGAATATCTATCTCCAGCATTATCAAAATAGTTATGGATATCACCATACTCTTTAAATGCCCATACCTCAAATCCATCTAATGTCAAAGGTACTTCTAAAGGTATAGCTACTATCTCTCCTGTCTTATTAGATAAGCTGTAAGAATGTCTAGGATTGTCTTTAACTTTCTTTTTATATATAGCCCAAAGCTCCATCATTTGCTCAGGGGATTCTAATGTTCTCGGTCTACCTGCCATTACCCTTGTCTTGTATAAAGTTTCTTATAATTCTTACTTGATTTCAACTTAGAGGTCTTACTCTTAGCATGAACACCTGGTCTCTTCACCTTAGGCTTTCTAGCGAATGATATGCTACTCTGCTTCTGTGCCATCCTCCTCAGTTACTTCAGGCTCAGGTATTGGTCCTTTGACTGCTTTATACTTCACTACTTTAGGCTCAGATACTGTAGGTTCTTCAAACATATAGCCTAGACCTATAGATACAAAGTAATCATATCTATTAGCATCTAAAGTAATCCTGTTACCTTTGTGGGAGATCTTAGCTCCAATGTACTCATCTTTAATTTTCATCTCTTAGGTTTTTTAAATCGGTTTTTATCTCTTGTATCCAATAGTGAGCAGATGTAACAGGTATCTTAAAGTATTCTGCCATTGCTCTAGCTGTACTGTATCCTTTGTCAAAATAACATTGAAACACTATCAGCTTAATCCTATCTGTAATCCTCCCTCTATATGTCTCTATCACTGCCATGTTGTTCTGATACTGCATATCATCTCGTATCTTATCGTATAATTCCGTATCATCATCCATCACTATAGGCATAGTACTATCTGTAGCTGTCACTCTCTCTTGCCTATTAGTTAGTGATGTAGACCATAGGATCTGCATCTTAATAGTATTGAGTAGATATGCTTTGACCTTACCGGGATCAGTTACCTCTATATCTATATTACATAAATATAAAAAAGAGTTATTTATTACAGCATCAGCTGAAATAGTAGACTTCATTCTTACTAGAAAATAGTTAGTGTATTTCCTTATCTCTTTGTAGTGAGCTGATATGTAGTTATCAAGTATAGGTCTCATACCATTGCTTGAAATCCTTTAGCCATATCTTTCTCCTCACACTACTGCAGAAGCATTCCTTTTCATAACCAAGCAATCTATCTTTTATAGCCTTGAGTTTTATTAGATTAATCTTATAGGATTGCTCTTTCTCAGCTAAACTGAATACCTGTTGTATTATTACTTGCTCAGCTTCTGTAAACATTCCTGTAGTATAAACGATAGTAAAGCCACAATAGTTGCCTGAGCAAAGGACCAGGTACAAATTAATGTTAGCCAAAAAGATACGCATTTGATACAGGTAGCAGATGAATGCAGATACATTGCTAGAATGCTAGGTTTGAATTTGCTATAGATTGAGTCAATCAGTAGCTGTAATGGCTCAAAGTTTACTATAAACCATGATACTGCAATGTATGTTAGTATGTTCATCTGCCAAAAATAACAAAGGCAGCCATAAGACTGCCATAAAGTTATTAATTATTTAGATAATTTTTCCACCATTTGAGATAGAACTGCTCATTTACAGCCTTTCCATTGATGAATCTCCAAATAGAGCAGTAAGAGACTCCGATATCCTCAGCATAATGACTGAGCTTGTATCTTTGGGTGAGCTTAGACTTGGTCTCCTTAATCATAAAGTCCTTAAGGCTCTGCCCCTTAGAAAGGGAGATCATCTGCAGGATTATCAGGTACATGAGTTGCAGCTGCAGTTAATAGATCAATCTTCCATAACTCTAATGAGTTGAAATGCTTATCCTGCCACTCTCTACCTCTCAGATTAAATGATGCCTCTACCTCTTCACCTACTTTGTAGCCATCTAGTAGAGCTGTCTTATCTCCTGTAGCTTGCAAGCTGATGTATTGAGGGAATTTACCATCCTCTACTGTTATTACTAGCTCTCTCTTAGAGAACTTCTCAGTCACCTGTACGGTATCACCTATCACTTTGATAAGTCCTTTAACTTTGTAATCATTCATATTATTGTTGTTATTAATTTATATACTCCGATCAGTGCAAATCCATAGACTACTAAAGTCAGTATGATTGCTAGTGTTTTTTCTTTCATACTACTTTGTCAGGGAATGGATTAGAAACACCATACTCTAGTATAGTTAGCTCAGTAGCATATTCAACAGCTTTCTTAGCTGCATATTTAGCACTGATGCCAGGATTGTTATGTATTAGTGCTTGCATTGCTGCAATCAAAGCAGCTTCATAGAATTGAACTCTCATGTTATTTATTATTAAGTCTATTAATATATGTCACATAATACTCAGTGCAGTGATGCAGTCTTACCTTAATCTCCTCCTCAAGCTCCAGGTCTCTACTGAAGAGTAGAGTAGTGATTCTCTTCTCAGGAGCTATGTGATCTACCTGATGCAGTGATAAGTTCTCCCATTCATTAAGTAGTGATGGATGAGTAGATACCATGCAATAGACTAGACTAGCATAGTTCTTATTATATAACATCATGTAAGCTCTAAGTTGCCACTCGTAATCTTTATTTATACCCTCTTCTGAGGTAGCAGGGAACGTCTCTAATGACCATGAGGTCTTTATGTCTATGATTTGGTCATCTAGAACTATATCAGCCTCTCCTGTGAGCCATTCGTTGTTTAGTCTCTCAGTATTCTTAGAGTAGTTGCTAAACATTACCGAGTTGAATAGAGCAATGGAGTCATTCTCCTGTAGCTTACCCTTATTAATATACTTGTTATTCAGCTCTACATTGTAACCATAGAAATCCTGCTTAGCTACTGCTCTAATGTAGCTCTTAGTAGTTTCAGATAGCACCTCAGACTTAGTCCGAGATGCTGTCATTAGTTTGCCGAGTGATGATGGATGCCATTTCATAATAACATGAGTGCTTTATTCTGTAAATCTGTAAGCTCAAAGGTCTCTCTTAGCTTAGGGATAGTAAACTTACCATCTTGAATAGATACAAGTGCCTCTTCAAATCTTTCTTTAGATAGTCCAGGCTTAGCTGCCTTAACAGGTACACTAGCTAGATTTGCATCGTCATCAACTGACTGCAAGCATAAGATACTGCTCAAAGTATATCTACGATAGTAAGTCACTGCAGATCCTACTTGCTGAGGATTAAGTCCAGCAGGTAATTCCATGCATGACTCAATAGACTCATTAGAATCTATACAGATTATCTGAGTACATACTGAATTGCCTTGAATAGGCTGTAGTAATAGTAGACCATTCTCTAATAAGATAGGCTCTACTGCCTCAGTGATTGCATTGATGTCACTGTATGACTTTTTAAAGTGGGGATTGGTAGCATTCTTAGCTACTTTGCCGATTGACTGCTTAGCTTTGTGTAGCTTTTGGTGCAGTGTTAGTACAGGTGCTGATACTACAGCTTTTGTTTTTGTTTCCATAATATAGATTTAAATTTCAGTAAAGATAATCAATTATTTTATATCTGCAAGGAATTTTAAATAAAATATCATAAATTCATCAAAATTTCTAGCAATAAAGTATGTACCTCCTGCAGCTTCTACTGATTCCTGATACCTCTTCTGTACTTCTGACTGCCTATCCTTACCATATTTCACCTCAATCTTAACTGACCTACCTCTAATGGTGGCAGATATATCAGCAGAGCCTTTAGTGCCTGTGCTAGGAGTATAAGTGCCTTTCAGCTGTCTAGTATTCTCACCTACCTGTATCTTCTTACCCTCTCTATATACTCCCATTGTATTGATTCTCTCAGCTTGAAAGCCTGAATAGGTTAGAAAGTGAATGATACATTTAGTAAGAGCATTGGCTGAGTTATCATTCCAATCTGATGCCGTAATGTAGGGCATGGTAGGGTGCTTAAGTGTGAGGTAGTTAATCTCTAAGGCTTTGAGTAGTGTTTTGTTTTCTTTGTTCATTAGAATCAATATGTTACATCACTTTTTAACTCATCTAATATAAATTGTAATGACTCTACAAATGTTTGTCTTTCAGTTGATCCCTTAAAAGTTATACTAAATTGCTCACCACAAAAATCTACACCATTTACTTCCATAGATGTACCTGATAAATCAGTAAATGTTACTGTAACATATCCTCCATGCCCTGCATCTCCACCTTGAAATCCATTATGTTCTACTGTTGTTTCTAAGATATTCATTGATGTAAATACCTTTGTTGATTTTTTAATTACCACTCCATCATACTTGTTCATAATTGTTTGTTTTAAATTGTTTATATATTCATTGCTTTAATTGTTAATTCATCCCATATATCTATCTCTTTTACCTCCGGTACAAATGACAATCTAGTACTGCCTCCATTCCTATTGGTAGAGCAGATATATCCTTTGTATTCGCAGTACTTTTTAAAGTTAATTGTGATGCTGTTCTGTGTTATGTAGTTCTTTTTATCAGGGAATGCATTGCAGAATGAATCGTATAACTGTTCTTTCACTGAGTAGTAAGTATCCTCTTTTAGATCCTCAAAGAAATAATACATCTCACTGCTTATCTCATCTAGTATCTTTCTAAAGTTTAGATTGATAGTAGGCATCTCAATTAATCCTACATTAAGATATATCTGTATACATTCTTGACAATAATTGTCAAAGGCTGCCCATTGGTCATCATCCCAATCAACGAATAGCTCATGACCAAATAGATCTACAGGAGTAAATTTATCATTGAATGTCTTAGCCATCTCCACCTCATACTTTCTAGCATTGAAAGATGCACCATTGCCTGAGATAGTATAGTTAGTAGTAATGATAATCTTAGGGCTGTTAGTTACATCTAGTTTAATAGAATCCTTACCTTTGTATTCAATAGTAATACCCTCAGTAATAACACTGAATAAGCTCTCAAAGTTGAACTTCTTTTTAACATCATCAAATACTAATATCTGACAATCAGTAGATACATTCTGATAGGGGAATTTATTTTGAAAGTCAAACAACTTACCATCTAAGCTCTGAACTTTCTTAAGATGTCCCATTGCATTCCAAAACAATCCCTTTCCACTTCTCCCATTAGGTACATCAGAGATAGCCTCATCATTAAATATAATAGCTTTGTTATTACTTCTATCCTTATAGCTGTGCAGGAGGTATCCGATTACAGTCTGAAATGCTTTGTACTTACTTTTATCTTTACCTGCTATATTCCATATAAAAGTTCTAAATTCTGAGCTGTGGTGATCTGTTTTCTTAAAGTCTCTATTGATGACCTGGTCTCTCCAAATAGATAGATCCATATCAGCATAAGATAGTACCTCTTTTTTATCTTTAGATACCTTTACTATGCAATTAGTATAAAATAGATATGCACTATCTTTGTCATCTTTCAATAGACTTACATTCTTACTAGTCAATATCCCTAGAAATTCTCTCTTAAAGAACTTAAGATTGCCACTCATCAGGTTATAAACTCCCTCAGGCTTATCATTAGAGGTTATGTAATCTAATACAAAATCTTTGATATCTTTCTCATATACCTCATTTAAAAATATACCCTCTTTCTTAATCATTTGAAATGTACCATTTTTCTCAGGGGAATGCTTAAAGAAATCATTGTTATCTAGGAATGTTTTAAACTTAAAGTTGTTAAGATTGTAAGCTCCATTCTGAGTAGTGGACCAAAAGTCATCATCTACCATCTTAAATTTCTTTTTCAATGACTCTTTAGCAGCATTCCAATCTCCATTATGCTTGACTAAAGTATAGATATTAAATGGTGAATAAGATTGTTTAGATTCAAATGGCTTTATAGCTCCTCCATCCTCACTAAATATATAGAACATATTATTTTGAAAGCCAAAAGTAGCAGAAAATCCATCTTTTATATCTTTGTTAGGTCTAGTCCAATACTCTGAGCCATCCTTTCTCTTATTGCAGAACTGCCATCCTATCCCCTTAAGCAGCTCCTTAGCCTCTTCTCCATTCTCAAGGTTATATTTACCGTCAGGAGTAGTATCTTTCCAGGTCTCTGCCCATTTTCTATCAGAGGTATCTTTGTGAGGTAGACTAATAGTGTGATGCTGATTGTAAGATGTAATTAAATCAAAGACATTATTAATATCATCATCAAAATAGCTCAGCTTTATGTACTCCTCCCCACCGATATGACTATATCCACTAGATGGATAGCAGGCACAGTACTGTCCATTGCCTCTCATCTCTACCATTGTAGCTCCTGTAGGATATTTAGCAAATACTCTACCATTAAACTTCTCTTTTGATCTAAAGTAAACATGATAGCCACCTCCTGCTGTAGTGTAACAGGATAGCATCCCATCTTTAATCAGCATCTTAATGGATGGCACATTAATAAAGTCATCAAATGTATCTTTAATAGGCTCACCATTATGGCAGTCAAAGTCAATGCAGTAAAATTCACTAACTAATCCACAGGCTATCCCTATTTTTTCAGCTTTTAAGAATCTACTATCTACATCTGTAATAGTTTCATATAAAAAATTATGACCTGCCTCAAGCATTGGAGCTTTGCTGTTCCAAAGTGGTAGAGGATTCAATCCCTCTGCTATTAATTCATGTGCTACATCTATTAGATTCATAATTTATATAAAAAAGAGAGTCCCCCTAAGCGAACAGCCAAGTTGATAGGGGGATTTATACTCTCTAAGATTAAAGTCTTTGTCATTTGGCTGTTCTAATTTTTACAAATGTAATAATAATTATTAATACTTTACAAAGTGTGCAATCTTTTTTTATCAACATACAACTTTGCACAGACTTTGCACACCCAAAAGTTAGCAGTACCAAGGCTTTGTGCAAAGTTGGTCTTTTTTTTTACTTTTTTTTTTCATCCTGGTCTTATAGTATATATAGGGTAGGGGCTTTTTCTCAAAACTTTGCACAAATCAATCTAAAATACTGATAATCAATTCTATTTTATGTGCAATCTTTTGTGCAAAGTTGTAAGGACCATTTTAACATTGCACAAAAAAAGCCCCGAAGGGCTTAAATTATTTCTGCTAGTTCTTTAGCTGTCATATATTCTTTAAATTTATTGACCTTATCATATTCCCAAGGCATCTGAATCCTCACATTTATGTAATTGAACTTTTCTAATGCTGATACTTTGTACTTATCCTCATAATCTAAATCATCTGCAGCTTGCACTAATGGCTGTATCTCATGGAGATATACTTTATCATGCATCCTAGACCATCTCCTGTGCATTCTGATACCATGTATAACAGTAGCATGATGTCTATTCATAAGCCTACCTATTTCACTAAGTGAGAGCTTACATTTGTTTAGCCTGTACATTACATAGTATCTCTTATAGACATAGGCTCTATTCCTAGAGTTGGTAGCTAGTTTATACTTTATAATTTGTTCTTTTAAAAATTTTAGTTCTGTCATTGTTTTGATTTAAAGGTTTCGTTGTAGTATTGTTTATCTTTTGACTCTCCAGCTAAATAAGCACTTTCCATTTGCTCTTTCTCCATTTCTTTGGCTTGTTCAAATAAATCTTTAATTGAGATGTCCATATCTCGTTTTAACAATTCTTGTCTTAACCATTCTACTGCTGTCTGTTTCATTGCTCTGATTTAAAGGTTAAAATTTCTTTGTGTTGCATCTTCAATTAATTTTACTACACTATTGTAACCTTCTTCATAGCATTGCATCATCTGTTGCTTTTCAATATCCAAATACTTATGAAAGTGTTTCACAAATTCTCTACCCTCTACAGAATGCATATTGAATAGATGAGGCTGTAACTTCTCTAAGTCACTAAATACCTGCTGTACTGCTGTCATAATAATTTAGTTTGAGTTACTGACTTAAATAGATCCGATTGAGACTCCATTACACCGGTAGCATTAATGAAATCTATCTCTACCTTAGCAGATTGGATTAGAGTACCTGCAAGCTGAGATATTGCCTTAGCTTTATCCACCTCTACATTCACCTGGTCTGTTGTTAATGTTTCATCGCTCAATCTCTCGAGAGCCATAAAGATGTGATCTCTTAAATCACTTAGTTTGTTTTGTGCCATTGTTATTTATTTTATTTATTAGTTTACATTTTAATCTCATTACCTGTTGTAATTCTTTAGGCAATCTCTGTATGGTATTTCTAGCCATATTCTCCTTTTTAGTAATCATTAGCAGATTAGTAATATCATTATTTAGATAATTACCATCTTTATACACTACCACCATCCCCTTAGGAATTGGTCCATTATGCATCTCCCAAGTATATCTATTCAGCAGCTGCCACTTTGAATCTGCTAACTTAATATATTGGTACATTTTACCTCCTGTATCTTTCCTTTGATGGATAGTACCTATAGGCTGAGTATTCATAGGCTTATTACCTTTTTTAAACATTGTCTTTTCTACTTTCTCATACAAATCTTTGGACATTTTTTGTCCTTTGTTAGGAGGTGCTTGACCTTTTTGAAATTGAGTAGCTTTACCACCTAGATATCCTTCAGGAAATTGAGTAGACCGAAGATAAACAGGATCTTTCTTAATACCCATAGCAAAAGCTCTATTATAAACTGATGATTCACTAAGTCCTAAGTCATCTGCTATCTTCTTAGTAGGCTCAAATGGATACCTTTCTCTTATGATATCATTCATATCTCTTCAATTAGCATTATTAAATCATCATTCTTTTGTATGAGCTGCTTAACATGATTAGCATCATATGCCTCTATAATTCTAGTGACTAACTTCACAGGACCATTCCAATAGTCAAAGGTCTTGAATACTACTTTATATCTCTTCATTGTCATTGTTTTTTATTGGCACATCTAAGCCATACATTAAGTCAAACATTCTAAAATCTCTAGCAGCATTCCTCTTACTGCCCTCATAGTTCTGAAAGTACCACTCTCTGAATCTCAGGTATTTTTGGTGAGTATAATCACCATTAGCTATTTCATCCTGTACCTTAATAGCTAACTGTGTGAACTCAGTCATTGGATTTATTGTTTATGATTTGTAAATACCTTAGGTAAAGAGGCAGATTAAATCCACCTCTTATCTCTTCTGCTGTTCTCCTGCTAGTCCAAAACTTTATAATTGCGTTGAATGTCATAGCTTAGATTTAAGTAGGTTAAGATTTGCATCACTTAAAGGAAACTGAGACATATCTCCATCATCAGTCTCTGTAGCATTGTAGGTAAATGGCTCAATAGTACCTGCTATATATACATCACTATCATAGTCAGTAGTCCAATTAGAAATGTATTGATTGCCATTTTTGTATAGGTCTATAAAGTTCATAATATAAGTTCTAAAAAAGTGAATAAAAATAAGATTGATAGTATTACAGTTGTAACAATAAGCATAGCTATAGCACATGCTTTTTGCTCAGCTCCCACAGGAGTAAAATAATTAATTAGTTTTTTCATTGATTCTGTCTATTAGGTTAGTAATTGCATACCATTGAGCGTAAGCTCTTATAGTAGCTTCATCTTTTCTGCCAAAAGCCTCTGCAGTTTCTTTAGCCTGATCATACAGTGATGCCTCCTCAGCTAGAATGATTGTCATAATTTGTTCTTTGTCCATGTGTAAAAGTTTTAATTGTTGATAACTATACGCCAAAGATAGTATAAAGTTTTATAACTGCAATAAAAAAGAGTAATTTATATTCATTCTAAATAAGACTAGGGGACAAATTGTCCCCCTGTAAGGTCGCAATTTGCGACTGCAACCAACTTGGCGGAAATACCGACAGGTTAAAACCTTAAAACCTTTGCTATTATTAGAGTTATAACCATTAAAAGTCCAATTTATTTCGTAAAAAACGGGACATAATCTAAAGTATTACTTTGAAATTACATGATAATTTACTTTGAAATTACATGATAATCGGAATTATGCCTATTATGTAAAGCATATCTTACAAAAGTGTAGGTATTTGTAAAGTATATTTAGCATTATTCATGCAAAAAAAAAACAGCTACAAGGCTGGGTAGCTTATAACTGTCTTTCTTTAACATGGAAACAAGTGTAAATTTAGTGTTTATATTTGAATTTCAAAAATTCTGTGTAAGTTTTATTATTTATTTTAAAATGTTTTCTACAATCATTACATAACATCCAATGATGGATAGTGCCTCCTGCAGTCACTACTTGTTTATTATATCTCACATTATAGTTTGTGCATTCAGGACAGCAGAATTTCTCATCTCCCTCCATTACAGCATAGTGAGTAGATGGAGTAGTGTAGGAATTAAGTTTATTGAATACAGCTTCTAGGACAGTGACATCCATTTTGCAATACTCTACCATCTTATCCATTGCTTTCTGATCTTTCTTAAATACTATGTCTTTCCACAAATCTAATCCCCCTGTATCCATTTTTTGCCCTACTCCTAAATACTTAGCTATATAGTCTAATTTATTTGAGTTAAAATTAAAGTATCTTTTAGCCCATTTAAGAGTGTCAATAGTCTTAGGTGAGGGCATAACATCAATACCATGTAATAAAGCTCTTGTGCGTATCCATTTGAGGTCAAATCTATCCCCATTATGAGCCACAATTTCATCTGCCTGAGCCATAACTTTAAGGAATGCTTTAATCATTGCCTTATCAGATTGCTTTTTATCCCAAGTTAGGAACTGTACATCATCCTCTGACTCCCATTTGTAGCAGATGCAGATGATTGCTCTTTCATGGATGATGTCACCTGGATTGATTGTAAGATTATATCCTGATCGCCAAAATATACCAACATTGAATGATGTCTCAATGTCAAAAAACAGTCTTTTTCTTACCATAAGTGGTGTAAACTTAGAACAAATATTTCTCCCTCGCAAATTTAAAGAGATATGATAGCAGTAAGCCTATGCCTACTCCCACAAATAACAGGTTAAGATTACCTCTAGTCTTAGGTCTTGTGGCTTTAGCCTGTGCTTTCTCTACTATCCTATCTTTGTAGATAGTTTTTATCTTAAGTTTAAACTCTCGCTTTAATTCTATTTTTGTCTTAGGCACATAGACTGATTTATACTTTATAATAGTATCCTTAGTAGTGATGAATTTCTCCCACACTATGCTATCATGAATGATAACAGGGATAGAATCTAGTGTAGTGATCCTGATAGTATCTCCTGTTTGCTCACAGCTATATCCTTTCTTAATAGCTTTATTAAGATGGTATTGAGCAGAGCAGCTGCTGAGTAGTAGTATTATAGCTAAGTATCTCATCATTCTTTTATTTCAAAGTGCATCCAATCGTAGTTCTTCTCTCTACCCAAAGATATAAACCCATGCTTATAGAATATATCTATCATTGCCTTATACTCAGGTCTTGCAAATCTTGCAGTTTTCGATGATT